TAGTATTGACAAAAATCATGGATGTTTGATATCCAAGTTCTTCTAATTCTTCTCTGATATATGAGATTTTCTCTAAATCATCTGCGGGACCATTAATAATCAGCGGTCCACGATTACGGATTGCTTCTCTGCGATAGTCGTTGGTTTTTTCTGATAACTTTTGTTTATCTACCAAATACTCTTTAGCTTGAATAAAGTTCAATTCTGTTATTGTAGAAGATGGAATGGCTTCACGAATAATAATATCTTTACCAGAACCAGGTCCACCAGTCACAAAGATTGCTTTGAATCTACCATGGTCAGCTGACTCATGTAACCCCATACCTTTGCGAGTATCGTGCATCAATTCTTTTGCATGAGCATCTGATACATGAGCAGGAACACCTTTACGGAACTCATCAAAATTCTTATTCTTGGCGTGGTCTCTCATCTTAGTACCAGACATACCTTCAGAACCTTCAGCATCAGGATCTCTTTGACCTGCTGAATGTACTGTTATCTTTTGGAACTTATAGTGTCCGTGTTTACCAGATATACCATTATATTTGTTTATAGAATCACGGAATTCTTTTACTCGGTCAGAACCAACCACAACATGAAGATGAGTTACACCTTTTTTGTATAGTTTTGCAGCATGATGAAAAATGGAAGGTTCTTCCTTTGAAGAAGATTCAACATTGGTGCCAGGTGAGTATCTCTTTAGATGCTTGACCTTTTGTTCACCACTCAATGGATTCTTCTTGGTATCTTGCGAATGTGATACGATAACATGATGTGAACCACCAACTTTTGATGCAACGTCTTTTACTTTATCAATAACCTTTAAGTGACCTGTAGTTGGAGGATTCATCCGACCAAAGGTCATTACTGCGTGTTTTTCACCTTGTTTCGCTTCTTCAATAATCTCTAAAAATGATTTCATTAATCTCCGTGAGCCTTTCCGTCACCTTTAAAGGTAGTTTGTGGATCGCTAATTGAAGAAGGTCTCATTCTATGTGAAGCAAAAGTTACACCTTTATGTTTAAAATGTAATGTAGTTCCTTCATGATGTACGGTAATATTTTGATGGTCGTGTAATTTATGATTCCAATGTTCACTAGGAACTACACTTTCATGTTTTAAACCACTACCTTCATTTTTTTTAGCTATATATGTTGTATGCCTAATATGTTCATGGCCAAGATGTTCCATTGGTGTTTTATTGGTTTGTAAAACATGAGTTTTGATATGTGCGACCAAATCATGTTTTGAACCTTTACTTAATACATCATGTGTATGTTTTGCTATTTTAATAGCTGTTTCTTTATTGGCATTAGTGACGTGCGACTTCATTTCCGAATTTTTTTTCATCATTGCGGAACGTTCTTTTTTATTTTTTGTTTTTATTAATTCAGGATATTTTTCAGCAATTTTTGTTCGATGTTCGTGAATAATATGGTCAGCACTATAGTTTGCTTTTAGTCCTGGATTAGAAGCAGTAATATGTTTATTGGTTGAATCAGTAACTTTTAAACTAACACCATGATATTTTTTTCTAGAACCTTTTTGGGAATGAACAACAATGTCAGAAGCATCTTCTTTTTGTGATGCTTTTATACCAGTTGACCGTTGAGTATCACCTGGTTTAGAAGTCCAATGCACATCGTGAATTTTGTGGCCAGATTTTTCTATATGTTTTTTAACATCATCAGCGGCAGATTTAGCTTTATCGTGTAGTTTTTTATATTCGTCTGGATGAAGTTGTGATTTAATTTTATCGTGCACTTGTTTTGGACTATCACCTTGCTTATCTGCGTGTTTCTCCATGTGTTTTTTACCACGCAAATGATAACCTACCAACAATTCATGTAAAACTCCTTTTGAATTGGAAGTTATTTTTCCATCGGCCTTTACATGAGATTTAGCTGTGGAGGTATCTCTCTTGGTTGATTCGAACATTTTTTTATGTTCATCTCCAGGATGACCATAGTAATCATTTTCATCATCAGGAAATTCATCATCCTCATCGTCATTATCTTGATTTTTTTCATCTTCTGCTTCCAAACTTTTTACAAAATCTTCTATTTTTTCTTTTTGAGATTTGGTTGCTTCATTAATAATACCGGATCTTTCTAGATATATTTGTAGTTGGATTGACATTTTTTCCTTATTTACAATAATGATTTCATTTATTTTTTAATGACTGCATAGTACGAACATGAACTCTGTCTTTTTCTTTTTCATCTTCCGGTAATTCATTATATGGTTTGTGTTGGTCTGCATTGTAATCTGCTTTGGGATTACGTTTCATCCATTCATTATGAATGTGTTCGGCTGCTTTTTCCATATTATGCGGATGTTTCTTTACAGCTGCCAAAGCGGCATGACCCGCAGCAACATTTTCTTTTTGCCAATCAGGGTGTAGTTTATGAAAAGGTACATTGATATCACCTTCAGTTCCATCACTATTCTTTTTAACTCTAGGAACATCACCTTTGTCTTTGATGTGTTGTTTTCTCCAAGCCTCATGAGCTTTGGCAGCAAATTGCATAACTTTACCCATACGGATTGATTCCGATAACATACCAGCTCTTTCTAGATATATTTGCAATTGGATTGACATTTTTATTTCCTTACTTTTAATAAATTTTGTTTAGCGAATTCAGCACGATTAACCAATTTGGTTGGTTCTTCTTTACCGTTATGTGTATGGTTCACAACAAAACCCTCAGGTTTAGATTTCTTACCATCAATATGATGGTGATAACGACCTTCATGTGTTTCTAAAGAATTAACCAAAGCATTTTTGGCTTGATGTAAATGATGGTGTAATGCCAATAGATTCTCATAATGACCTTTATGCTTTTCAACATGAGCTAATTCAGTATCACGTTGTTTAGTTTTTTCAGCCTTGCCTTTATCTGACTTTGCTTTAACAATATTTTTTTCGTGTTGGCGTTGTAAATGTTCCTTAAACCCCTTAACACTAGGTACTTCATCTGTTCTTACAGTATGATTTATATATGTTGATAGATGGCCGGTTTCTCCACTATGTTTTGGATGAATGGCATCATACATTTTATGACCATTCGTGGTGTGTATATCTTTTGCTGCGGCCATATGCTTTTGATATGTCTTTTCGTTTTCTTCCGAATGTTTTACTTTACTTGTGTCATGTTCAGCACCATGTAAATGGACATCTGGATGTTCTTTGAACTTACTTAAATCTGGATGAGGTGAGGCTTTCATACTAGTCATCGCTCTATTAACATAGTCATGGCTAAGTTTACTAGCATCAGGAATATGATACTCTTGGTGAACAACTATACCAACTTTAGATTTTTTAACCTTTTCTTCTTCTTTTTTATCTTTAGGAGTATATGTGATTGTATTTGGAGTAAATGATACAGCCTCATTAACATAACTCTCACTTATAGTTTTTGTATCTTGATGGTGCATTAAATCACCTTGGTATATACCAGTTTTTGGTGTTACTTTAGGTAGATGTTTTAATGCGTGTTTAAGTGTTTTTACTAAGCCTGGTGCGTGACCGTGATTTCTTTCAATATCAGCATTGGTATGATTAATCTTAGGGTCTTTATTGAAGGCTGATTTAGTGGCAACAAAGAACTTACCAGTTTTAGGATGATGACCAAAAACTAATGATGGAGAACCATCATATTTCATTGTAAGATTGGAACTTTGTTGGCCTGATTTGATTTGAGCATGAGCTTTCTCTAAAGCTCCGACTGCGTGTTCAAAACCATCGTGACCATGCATCAATGGTCTATCTTCAGCATGAGTAATATGCTTTAATTGACCACCTTCTTCGGCCTCTTCTTTTAAGAATAACTTAAATGGTAACATAATTTTTTTCTTTCTTTAGTTTATAATATAATTATATCATACCATAACGACAGGATGTGTCGTATTCAGCTAGATTTGCAACACACTTTGGTTGCCAGTTTACTTATTTATACAAGATTTACTTTTCTTGGTTGAAACCTTAGAAAAATTGGGTCCGATACATAGTGCTCGGTTTGTTGGGTTTATAGAAGCTGATCCAACAAATTATATGTACCATATTTGGGTGTATACCCCAATGCTTTTATCTTTGATATGTCTAGAACCATATTTTTAGTCTGGACTATTTTGTGAAACGGAGCAATTTCAACTGGTATAAATTCTGAAGTTGATTTTACTTTATTTTTGACATACTCTAATGCTTCTCCAAGATATACTTTTTCACCATTAGCTACATTGTATATTTCGTTTGTTTTGCCATTTTTTATAATCAAATTAATAGCTTGTGCAACATCATCAACATGAATATAATCTCGGTATAAGTCTCCACCATCATATAGAGTTATAGGACGATTCTCTTTAATTTCATTGATTAAGTATTGTAAAGCATTTTTCTTTTTGGAAACCTTAGTATCACTCTTACCAACCACATTACCAAGTCGTAGTATTCTATACTTTATATTGAAAGTATCACAATAAGACATTAGTAATTGCTCAGCCGCTCTTTTGGTGATTGAATAGAATCCTTTTGGATCACAATTTGCTGTTTCCTTTGCTGGTAATTCTACATCACCGTAAACAAACCAAGAACTAATAAAGTTAAAAGTGATATTTTTATTTTTACATGATTCTAAAACTCTAATTAAAGTGGTTAGATTGGTATCAATATCAATGTATGGATCAGTATGAACATTATAATTATCAATCGTGGAGATAAAATATAACACTTCGCTAGTATATTTACTAACAATATAGTCTACCCTGCCATTTCTGACAACATTAGAATTTAATTCACAGAATCTCCCACCAACAAAACCACTTCCACCAAAAACATTAATTAGTCGTTCCATTTTTTACAAACTTCCTCAATATAAGATAACACCTTTTCATTGTATAATGGTGAGCAACCTAAGAAAAATACATTACTCAATGCTAAATTAGAATTTGGATAATCTTTATAATTGTCTAAATGCTTATACGCTGGATGTATTAGAATGTTTCCACTAAAATAATTTCTAGTTTGAATCTTATTACCTTCAAAGTGTTGGACTAAGAATTCTTTAACATCTTGTGATTCACAATAAATTGGTACACCAAACCAAGATGGGTCTCCATTAGGAAGAGGATTGATTACACGAATTTCTTTGATGTTATCTTCAAGGTACTTTTGAATGACAAGCTTATACTCACGGCGATTCTTATCAATATAATCAAATTTCTTTAGTTGCTCAATACCAATAGCACCTTGTAGGTCTAAAGGTTTCAAATTATAACCCATTGTCGTAAACAAATACTTATGGTCAATCACTCCATCATAATCTTCTAGCCAGTTATCAAATCGTTTGCCACAGGTACCACATTCTAACATATTGCCAGCACCAACACAATAACAATCACGACCCCACCAAGAGATACTTCTAATCAGATTAATAAGAGTATCATCATTACAACAAATCATACCACCTTCACCTGTTGAAATGTGGTGAGCAGGATAGAATGATGTTGACCAGCAGTAATAGTAATCGGTAATCAATTTACCATTAT